ACATATTTTACGTATGATGATTTTGAGCATGTAGATGTGGTAACAGTAAATCCTACTGAGTGGGTAACGTTTGAGGAGCCTACAGCAGACGACACATATGCGATTGGAGTAGATGTTAGTGGTGGTGTAGGTAGGGATTATGCTGTCGTGTTTTGTGTATCTAGAATGACCTTACAGCCTGTTTGTATATACCGTTCGAATACGGTGAGTCCTATACAATTGGCAGATTACATCTATGATATGTCGGTTACTTATAACAATGCGTTGACGTTGGTGGAGAGTAACAACTATGGATTGGCGACGATACAGGAACTGGTGCACCAGGGGTTCCATAGGTTTTGGAAGGATGCGCATACGGGGAAGGACTTTCTGACGACAAGTAGGAGTAAGCCACTACTGTTTGAGAACTTGAAGAAGGGGATTCAGCAGGGTGCGATACGGTTGATCGACAATGTTACGATGACGGAACTGCGTAGTATTACAGTAGACGAGAAGGGTATACTACGGTTTGGAGAAGATGTAGAGAGTCACTGTGATAGTGCGATGGCGATGGCATTGGCGTATTGGTGTTTGAACAGTGTGAAGATAAAGCAGAGTGCATTTTTGCCTGAATGGATTATAAGTCAAAAAGCGGACCGGTCTTTGAGGACGAGTGGTGTAAGTCCGCATTTGCATAGGAGGTATTAGTGATTCGGTTGTTTAATGGTGATTGTATGGAAGCGTTTGCTGGTATGGAGGATGACCAGTATGACATAGCAATAGTGGACCCACCGTTTGGTATAGGGAACTTTGTACAAGTTGGTGGGAATCATCGTGGTGACGCTGTAACCTGGAATGACAGTACCCCTACAGAAGCATACTTTGCAGAGTTACGCAGGGTAAGTAAGCATCAAATTATATTTGGTGCGAACTACTACAATTGTTTTAATGGAAAGCATGGTGCGATTGTATGGGTGAAGAATCAGCCGATGCCCAATTTTAGTAAGGCGGTAATAGCCAGCTGTACGTTTCATAAGAAGATAGAGTTGTACCAGCAGACGTGGACCAACTTTGTAGCAGAAGGTAGGTGTACAGACCATCCGTGTGAAATGCCGGTAGACTTGTATTTGTGGTTGTTGGACAACTATGCGAAGAAAGGCGACAAGATACTGGACACCCATTTGGGTAGTGGCAGTATAGCTGTGGCGTGTCATCGTGCTGGGTATGATTTGGATGCGTATGAAATCAATACTGAATACTATGAAGCAGCCAAAGCCAGGTTAGAGTTAGAGCAGCGTCAAATGAGGTTGTTTGCATGAGTGATGGTAAGCCGTTAACCATATGCCCGATATGTGGGTGTGACCCGTGTGACTGTCATGGTGCAGTGACATTGGATTTGGTGCGGTTGACATACAAGGTGAAGGACAAGTCATTTACGTTGTATTTGCCAAAGCGATTGGTAAAGCAATATACGAGTCTGTACAATGAACTTGAAGTAATGAATGCAGATGGAAGTGTAGTAGTGTATAGTAGTGGTGTTGTTGTTAAGGAGAAGAAGAATGACAACGTATGAAGATTGTGAAATAGTTGTCAGTGTAAGTGGCGGTAAAGACAGTACGGCAATGTGTTTGAACCTTATAGAACAAGGGTATAGTACGTCAGATTTTCGTCGTGTGTTTGCAGATACTGGTTGGGAAGATGCAAGTACGTATGAGTACTTACATTATTTAGAAAAGACAGTAGGACCAATAGAGCGCATCAAACTTGAGACACCAATGGTGGAAGAGTATAGAACGTCGATTGAGCGTATAGAGTCTATGCTTGGTTTTGAAAGCGCAATGGTTCGGCAAGTGTACAAGCAAAAGTGTTTGCCAAATGGGTTTCAGAAGTGGTGTACAAGGTTACTTAAAATAAAACCCTTTAAGCAATTCTTTGATAGTCTTGAAGCAGATGCTGTTAACTTAGTTGGTATACGCAAAGAAGAAAGTGCTCGCAGGTCTAAGATGGAGGAGTGGGAGTACAACGACCAGTTTGATTGTTGGACACATCGTCCATTGCTTGATTGGACAGAGCAAGATGTCATAGACATACATCATCGTTTTAATGTTTTGCCCAACCAGTTGTACTTAAATGGATTTAGCCGTGTAGGTTGCTACCCATGTGTATTTAGCAACAAAAGTGAACTTAAGCATATTGGTGAACAGCGGATTAAAATCATAGAAATTATGGAGCGTGATATTGGTGCTACATTATTCAAACCACTTAATGAACAAACCAAAGGCATACGTGCTATGATAGACTGGTCAAAAACATCACGTGGTGGTAAGCAGTATTCATTGTTTGATGTAAACCCACCCACTTGTGAAAAGTGGGGTCTTTGTAACTTTGCGGATTAAATATGAGAACCAATAAAGAAGCAGTAGCGTTGATACGTACAGTATTGGATGAGCACAACCATTACTGGGATGACCAACGTGCTGAAATGAAGAGGTATAGAGATGTCTATGAAAACCGTTTTTGGCAGTCAGAGTATATGGACGATACAATGGTCAGAGTGGAAACCGCCGACTGCTTCAGTTACGTTGAAGGCTTTATTGCTAGTTTGTTTTCTCGCAATCCTGCTGTGGTTGTTTCGAAGGATGCATCAATCATAGAAGGGAATGCGAAGATGGCTCAGGCTGTTGTGAATCGCTTTTTGTTTGACAAGCGTGAGCAGCTAGAGATTGCATCAAGACTTGCCCTTATTTATCCCGCTTCATTCCTCAAATTGTCCCCTACGGATAGCACGGATATGCTTGAGAAAGTATCCATCCGTGCGATTCCGTGCTGGGAAGTGATTGTGGACATGGACGCTTGTGCATGGGATGAGCAGAGGTTTATGGCACATGTGTACTACTTGCCAATGCCAGAAGTAAGAGAGCGATTTGGTGCCAAGAAGTTTACACCGATACCGAAGGTGGACTACTTTACACCACAAGAAAAGTACACGGGTGTAAGTGAAGACTTGCCAGATGATTACTTGTATGTGCAGATTGTAGAGTTCTATGACCTGGCATATGACAAACTGTACTTTTGGAGTCCAAACTACCGTGATGGTGGTGAACTGTTGGAGAAGAGTGAGATACCTGTACGTACGTATGATGATAGACCGATGAGTCCTATCTGTCCGTTGTACTACGCACGTAAGCCAGAGAAGCCGATGTGTGGGTTGTCTGCAGTATCGAGGGTATACGACCAGTTTTATGAGAAGAACATCCTGCGTACATACTGGGCAAACAGTGTGCGTAGAGACAGTAGACAGTATTTGTACAAGGAAGGCTCACTCGATGAAGAGGCTTTGGCAAAGATTACAGCAGGTGTTGACGGTGCAATGATACCGGTTGACGAACCTGTTTTGGATGGGATTATACGTGCCGTAGGTGTTGAACCATTGTCGGGGAACTTCGATAGGTACCTTGGCTATATTGAGCAGGATATAAACCGTGGCAGCATCTTGGCACCGTTTAGTCGAGGGGAAGCGACTAAGGCAACGGCTACTGAGGTGACTGCCCTTGCTCAATACAGCGCATCGGAGATTGGTAAGCTCGCAAGAGAGCGTGACAATGCGATTGAACTGATTGCACTTGCATACTTGCGTATTGTGTCTTTGCTTGCTGAAGACAAAGACCAAGCAGTGATTGAAGTAGATGGGCTCCCCAAGGTGATCACGGTACAAGATTTGGATGCGAAGTTTAAGATTGTGGCACTTGACCAATCAAGCACTCCACTGTCTGAAGCTTTGAAGCGTAACAACCTTGTCCAGTTGTTGCCTGTGCTTACTTCTTTGGGTGTACCTGGTGCAAAGATTAAAGAGGAACTGATACGCATTTATGATTTACCTGAATCATTTATGGAGGAACCTCCTGCACCACCAGCACCACCACAAGGGATGGGAGGTCCTGCACCGGAAGAGATGCAGACTACACCAGGTGAGATAGGTGCGCAAGGTGAACTACCATCTGCTCAACTCGCTCAGATGCTTAACCAACAGAGATAACCATGCCAATGTATACCTACCAATGTCAAGTGTGTTCAAAAGTACATGAGGAACTTATATTTTTTAGTGACTATGAGAATGACAACATCCCACAAGTATGTGGTGCTGATACGTATGAGCAAGGATGTGGTGGTGATTTGTATCGGGTACTAAGGGCACCGGGCACACACAGTAGCTGGGCTGGTACTGGTAAGCATGGTGTCAATGGGTACTTCTCGAAGGCACTGGGTAAGCACGTTGCCAATAGGCATACAGAGCAAAAGATTATGGAATCTAGAGGGTTTGTGTGTGAAGCTGACTTGCCCAAAGACCGTTGGGATACAGCAGTAGAGACACAAAGGCGCAGAGTGACAGAACAAGACAAAAACATTGAAACGTACACGGAGGCTTTGAAAAGTGGTAAAACAAAAGAAGAAGCCGTGGTGGAAGCATTTACTGCACATGATGCAGTCAGTGGTAAACTGGATGAAACATGGGGGAAGAATGAATGAAGAAATGTTAGACGCTGAAATCGGCGCAGCAGAACAAGAAGAGGAAGTGGCGTTTGCACAGATGGCACCTAAGGGTCGATTCAGTGCAAAGGCACTCAACAACCTGGTCAAAGCAGCCAATCGTTTGTTGCCTAAGTTTGGTCAAACACCTGACTATCCAGAGTTTAGTGGTAACATTACAGAGTTTCCAACAGACTTTGTACGTGTGCTTGCTATGTTTCAAGGGGCCACGGATGATGCTGTAGAGCAGGGTATCGTGGACGATGAGTTTGCATTTGACTTTGAGAACATTACCGATGATGCGAACTTGATGGTGCTTGCCGGTAAAATCAATAAACTGGCATCCGACAAACAGTACGACAGATACCTGCGGTCACAACCTACTGAAGAAGAAGAGACTGAAGAAGGTATGATTGAAGACGATATGGAAACCGAAGACATGCCGCCACAAGATGTGGATGCCTTGTTTATGGAGAGAATGTAATGCCAATACGCAAAACGAAAGGCGGATACAAGATTCAGAATGTAAAAGGCAAGTCTAAAACAAAGAAAGCCGCAACCAAACGCCTACGGGCAATCAAAGCAAACCAGGCTGCATCCAAGAAAAAGAAGAAAGGATGTAGTTGCCATTCCAAAAGGAGATAACCATGCAAGACAATACCTCAACTGAGACTGTCGAAACCGCAGAGCCTACCGAAGCAGTAGAAGCAGAAGCCACCGAAACTGAAGAGGTC